AACGACACACTTGTATACTGCGATATAGGACCAGCTGCAGCGTTCTTACACACATATAGAAAAGTCGTCGAATTATCACGCGGGTATCACTTACTCATCAAATGTTTCATACCAAATGAGGACTACGAAACAAATAATGCATTAATATATATATTCACCAATATTGATGGAGACGCCAAATTTATGAAACCGCGATTTAGTGGCGAAAATAATAGCGAAATTTATATCTATGGTCAGATCAAGAAAACATTAATAAATACTGTGACCCTCAATCTTCTATCGAAAATCAAAAACCATATGAATCTAATAGAATGCAGACGACGTGCAGCCGTGCATGCTTATCTTGGCAAATATTGCTCATCTCAACTAGTTAAAATTAATGAAGATGACCTCAATTTTTACCAAGCAAAAATACATTGCAACAAAAATGAGTATCTTAATTTTGTCAAGGCATTCACGTACGAGGCACCACCTACGATCAAGATACCACCGAAACTCACCGATTGGTCTGGTAAAGAATATGATATAAACATCATATCTGGTGTGATGGGCTGCGGGAAAAGCAGGATGATTAATAAAATGTACAAGAACAAACAATATCACAATATACTAATTGTCCCAACTAAATTGCTACAAGAAAATTACTCCAAGAAATGCATACGAGCCTATACTTTCCACTGCGCAATTAATTGCGAAAGGAGACCAAAACAATCTCATCTCATTATTGATGAGGTTTTCTCCTTTTACAAGGCCTACGTATACATGATGATAGAACTATTGCAACCAGCTAAAGTTACAGTTGTCGGAGACCCGCTGCAAATACCAGCCATTGATTTTACAGACACTAAATTATTTCGGAAACAGCAGACCATGGCCGAAGCGTATCCGACTATCGTCAACTGGGTCAATAATCGCAACCCGCAAGATGTCTGCACACTTCTCAGAGGACTCGGATACAAGAATATGGTCGGCACTAATCCGATACAAAATTCCATCTATTATATTGACGGTGGTGAAAAAGACATACCGAATATAATTAAGAAATTTGGTGAAGGACCGGTGTACGTTTACAATCAGAACACAGCCGCCAATCTAAATGTCCACACAATACATCAATCGCAGGGTGACACTAACAAGAACGTGTATTTTTACATAGACGACATGGCGATTGAAACGACATTAACTAATAATATAACACACATTCGAGTCATGCTATCACGACATACAGAAAAATTAGTCTTCATAGGCGCAACTAATCACATGCGACGTTACCTAGATTACATAGGTTCTAACATTGATATTAATCTAAGTCGATATGGACTTCTAATTCATGATGCATCGATACCGACCGAGATACTACAGCAAGGGGCGGGTTATCGACCAACAAAACTACCGTTGATGAGAGTAGACGATAAAGTACACTACCCAAAAGCAAACATCGATATGGTACTTGAGATCATGCAGAAAACATTCAAAGAAAATGACTTTCTATCCGACGTAGCAGGAGTGACTGACACCGTGATAGATCATGAAGGTGGTGGTCGCATCAATATTAAAATGGAAAAATTCTTGGACAACATGAGAAAAATGCACGTCACCGGGTTTAAAATAGTCAAAAACACTTTCGCCAAACAGCAATTCTCTGACGCGTTAACTGCCATAGGATCATTGAGCGGTAGATACTGCAAAAACACAAAGAGAGTATCACAGAGAATGGTTATTAATGATGTCGCCACAATGTTGAACAATTTCTCAAAATTTACACGTGATGACCTACCTGATATCGACATACCAATGGAATTTGACGATAATTTAACCATGGATGTCATTAGTCAATTGGACCACAAAACACTTGTATGGCTAAAACATTTGAGAAGATCAGCAACAAGAGAAGGCATGTATGAATATCACCATTCAGAAGCGCTAAGATCAATTGATGCCAAACAAATGTCGAGGGAGGAATACGACAAATTGATCACAGAATCGCGAGACTTCTGGGTGAGCTTCTTCCCAAAGAAACAAGTAAAAGCTAAACTACAGACTAAAGCATACGACTTTAGAAAGGTATCACAAGGTGTCGCCGCATATATGAAAAATATTAACATTTTATACGCTGCTTTCGGTCGACTGGCAGCACAATTAATGCCCACAGTTCTAAAAGATAACATAATAATGGCCGCAAA